TAAATCCTAAAAATACTCCATCGGCTAGTTTATCTAAATCAGAACCACTTATTGCCGTTCCCCCTTGTGTTTCCACATTTGCGAAATTAGTGTTCAATGAATGTCCTATTATTCCATAAGTTTCACTTTCACTAGTAGCACTATCCTTGTGTTTAGTCGTTGCTTTAATGTGAGAACCAACCATTCCAGAAGAAACTAATTGAGTTCCGTCTTCTATTGAATACCTATCTAAGAAAATAGGTAGCCAATATTGCATAAATAAAGCATTACCATCAGCAGCCCCACTTCCATCAATGATTGGTATACCATCAAATAATTCTAGTAATTTAGAACTGTGAACATTGTCAGTGCCAGCAGAATCTATTAGTTCAAAATCTCCACCTATATTTACAGGATTAATTAAGTTGTGTTTTTTATTTGCATTAGAACTAGAAACTCCTAAATGTGTTCCAAAAGTGGCTTCCCATTCATTTTGTGAATATCCATTACCAGCACCATCCGAACTTGAAACACTATTTAAAACGACTCCTTTGTGCATATGAATTTCTTCGTGTCTTTTAACAAATGAATCTTTAACTCCAACTCCTGTAAATTTAGCCTCATTAGTATTAGTGATTTTATATATTGCATTAGTAGCAGTATTATGAGAAACTCCATCTGTATTATATCTATTTTCATGTAACAATACTATATTATCATCTGTTCCATCACTAGCCCCATCACAAACCCCAATAAATCTACCGTGACTATCTAATAGTAAATCACCATCAGCAACAGAAACATCACCTGTAAATGTCAAAAGTTTAAGGTTGCTATCTTGTGTTGCATGTAATGTTCCTAAATTTGAAGAATGGTCGTGTGAATAATAATAAAATATGGGTAGCGTTGTTTCTTTATCCGGTGGATTTTCTGGGTCAAATTGATTAAGAGTCCAGTCGAAACAAAGTTCAGTTAATCGCATCATACCAAATCTAGTTAAATCAGAAAGGTTTTTTTCGCTGGATAGTATCGAGGAAGAAGAATAGTCGCCATCCTTAAAAGAAATTCTATTTGTAACTACTCCTGAATTGTCCTTAGTTTCACTTGAATTGATGCTAGAATTTTGACTTAGTGCAAATATATTATAGTTTGTTATTTTTCTAGTTTGACTAGGGTATAAAAGACTATCCTTTCTAGTAGAAGAATATGGTTCTAAATCCGAGTTAATAAACAAAAACATTCTAGAAACCTTTTGGTCTGGTTGTAGTAAGAAATCTTTTACTGCAAATGGTGTTTTTTCATGTGTAGTAGAGGTTGAACTTTCGTGCTCTCTTGGTTCAAAGTGAAAATTAGTAAATGGTAATGAACCGCCATCTTTTACAACTTTAACATCAAAAAAATTAGAACCGCTTGGAGGTAAGTTTCCTCGACTCTCAATAAGAGTGTGTTTCCAACTATTTATATCAAACTTATCTGTTCCTATTATTTCTCTTTCTAATACGCTGTCAATATAGTGAGCAGGATTAAATTTGTAAGAAGAGGCATAATATGGGATTTTACTTAATTTTTTATTGTAAATTGATTTAAGTCCACTTATAGTAGTGATATTTGGCCTAATATGTGACACATTTCCTTTTTCCATATTAATAATTCTATAATAAGGACTTCCGAATCTATCTGAATTAGTTAAAGCATATGTTCCTCCGTTGTATAATAAAGGAAAATCTAAATGTAATGTTTCACTTGAGTTACCTCTTACTGAATTCAATAAGGCTATTACTTTACCACCATGTAAGTGTGCGCCATTGAGTAATGATAATTCATGTGTTAATTTACTGCTTTCAAAAATGCTTGAACTATGATAATCCGTTAATACTGAAACAGTAGAACCTTGTGAAGTAGTTACTTCTCTATCAAGATAAATATAAATGTCAGTTCCATTACTTTGTAAAACAGCAATAGTCATAAAACCAGCAAATATTTCATCTACATATATTGCGTTGCCATGATATTTTCTTGGTTTAGAATTTAAGGATAGAACTTTAGGAATAGAATTTAACAGTTCCGAAGTAGCAACAGTTGTTCTAATATACCTTTGTGATGTTATACCAGTTGAAACAGTTGCAAGTGAAGTGAAAGTAGTGTCTTGGGTATTACCATAATTAATATCTACTCTTCCAAGAGCCAAAGGTATATGGGGGGCTATTTCTATAACTTGGTTTCCATCTATTTCTTGAGTAGATAATATGTTAAAATCTATTAAAGTATTCACAGTATCAAAAGTAGCATAGGACTTACTAGAAGCATTATCATCTAATCTTGCTTGAAAAGGATTATCCGATTTTATGTTCTTTGCTTCACTTAAATAATATCCCCTCGCATTTGGATTGTCTGTATTTATTGATGAACCAACAAGGCTATCTCCCTCTACCCCTGCAACTAATTTATTTCCACTTTCAAAGAAAAGACCCTTATTTGCTGTTCCATAAAGGCTAGTTGCAGAAGAAACAAAGGAATTAGAAGAAAGGGCTTTGTTAAAAACAGTGTATTTTGTTGATGTCTTATATGCTGCTTTTGCAGCCACTTGAGCCTTTGAAAAATTAATGAACTCATAAGTTGTTCCACTACCCGATGCAATTTCTCCTAAGAACAAAATAGCACCACTTGTAGATTTAGCAAAAATTTTATCCCCGACTGACAAAGAATAACTACCTGATAACAATAAGTCATTATCATCAAAATTGGTAGTAGCATTAACCCCCAATGCTGTTAATTTATTATATGGGCTATTAGTAGAATAAATAATGTCTCTAGAAAACAATGTATTCTTTTCTATAATAGGGTCAAGTAATTCTCTTAACTTATCAGCACCATTGATAGTCATAATGGTTTGCCCATTATCTTTTTCTTGTTTTAATCGAGTAATTCTACCATTTAATTTTTCATTATATATGATATATTGTCCTGTCATTTTATCTAAAGCACTTATGTTATCGTAGCCTTGATTTTCAAAAGAAAGAGTAAGTAGTCCAGTTTCTCCAATATAGGAAGTAACTCCTACTTCCAGTAAAGAAAACTCATTACTAATTAAAGAAAGATATAAAGAGTCTTGTCTGCTGTCTAGCATTCTCATTCCCGTTAAAAGAGTGCTATCTAGTCTATTCCATGCTCTTCTGTAAATAATAGTATCTGCCGAAATATCATCTAAGTCAGTAGTTATACTAAAATTTAATTCTGATTCTAATCTACTATATCTACTAAATCTAATATCAGTTGCGCTTACTGCAACTATTACCATTACTCTTGAGTTTATTAAAACTTCATCATTGATATTTAAATAGGTAGTCAAATCAACTGGTGTGTTAATTGCATATTCTGATTGAGTGCTTACATTAGTGTCAGTAAATGAGCCAATACTAGCACCAAAAGAAACCCAGTCGTTAAAGTCACCCCTATGAACCATATGGCGAACTCTTAATGGGTCATAGGTATTTATTTTCTTAGAAAGTATTCTATAAGAATCTGCAATTTTAATTTCGGCATAACTGCTTTTTTTACCAATGGATTCTTCTAGTTCTAAATCTACAATATTGTTTGTTGAGTTATTTTTTGTTGGAGAATAATCGTAATGTAAGTATCTAATTGGGCCTTTAAACGAATAAGCAGCAGTATTATTTATTAAATCGTCAGTATCTCTTCTTGCGTTTGGTGCAAATAAATCATAATTTGTATCGTCTTGGGTTGCTAATGCAGGTGTAACTCCACTTCCACTTCCGCTTTGGCTTTCATTTAGAGTATAGGTTGCTATTGCATCTTGAGTTCTCAAATTGTCTGAAATAGTCGCCTTTAAAGAATATTTACTGTAATCTACCACTGTTTGTGCATAATCAGTAACAGTGACAAAAGTTACTTTATGAGCAGCATTCAATGTAATGCTCGCACCCAAGCCTTCGTTCATTCGAGCAAAGTATTTTGTATTATGGTCTAATTGATTTTTCTTATCCAGTGTATTAACAAACCAAAAATGTGGCCTTGCAACATGTAAGTTGTTCTGTAAATCTGCTTTTATTCCGGCAGAAAAAGCAACTGCTTTTGAAGTAATTGCTGGCCCTTTGAATAATTTAAATTTAGTTCCTTGAGCAATCTCGTTTCCTAATTTTGGCTCAAAGTCGAAAGAGTCACCCAATACATCGCTGTTTTTAATTTCTGTAATTCTAGCAAAGTGATGTTTTAAGTGGTTGTCGGAGTGAACCAAAACAAAATAGTAGTAGTCGTTTATTGTAGAGGCTATGGATGCTAAGTCCTTACCAGTTGAAGAAACGGTATCAAAACAGCGTATATTATATCCCTTAGTTACGGATAAGTTTTCATATTCGCCTTGTAGTGTAGCACCACTTACTATTTCCGAAATTACACTCTCTTCACTATCATCTGTATAAATAGCAGCAAATAAAATCTTATCACTACTAAATGTAGATTGAGTTGTCATTAGTGGATTAGTAGGAACATCAAAATTATATTCCGATGTTGAGCCAGTCTTAAATAAATCTAATGTCATAAGTCCACCTCTTCAAATCTAAAGTAAAATAATGTATCGTTATAATTTGGTAGTAAATTAGTAATAGACGGAAACCTTCTGCGAATAACAGAAGTTAAACACATTTCATGGATTTCGCCCATAAACTGCTTATTAGTGGTCGCACTAAATCTACCGTCAGCCCCACTACCATTAGCCCCAATAAATAAATTCTCATCTTCAAATGAAAATGTTCCAGATTGTGCATGAGTTCCTGATTTAACTAATAAACCATTAAAGTATATTTTTAATTCTTTAGGTGATTCAGCATAGGTGCAAGCAATATGAAACGAATTGTTAATGTATGTCGGGTCAGCATAAGTCTTACGGAAAAGTTTAGTTGTGCTACTTAGAGTGCCACTGTATGCACTGGTGAGCGTGATGGTATTTAGACTTGCATCTATTGATTCTACCGCCCCTATCGAAGTAAAAATGCCTCCTTCAATGATGAATACTTCTTCTCCTGCTACCATCATGTTAGCAGTAATAGAGGAACAGGTAATTACCTCATTGTTATCATTGTCGGTTGGATTAACAGTGGTAAATTGGTCGTATTCAACTCTACCATCTGCATTAATGCCGTAATAATCACTATCGCTAGAATAGACCCAAGACCTAGTTCTAGAAGGTAAAATAACAGAACTGTCAGTTAAAAATTCTTGAACAACCCCACTACTTAATTTAACACCCACTAATATTTTATATTCAGAAGGTTGATTAGCAGTTGTTGTAGTGGCGTTTTTTAATGAAATATAAAAATTGGTGCTAG